ACAACTCCATCTCCAAATACTACCTCATATTTTCCATCCTCAGATTCTTCTAACCAATATGAGTTAGCTATAGAATTGATTGTTGTAGTATCATTAGCAATATCATATGTATAAAGATTTGAAGATGTTGATGAAGTTTTTATTCTTACTGTTAAAGAGCTTGTATCAGTATTAGCATTTGGTAACATAAACTTCTGATCTGGATCTTGAGTATTTGCTGTATAACGATGTGTAAGTGGAACACCTTGTGACAACTCTACATTTGCTGCAGTGTATACTCCATTAGAATTTACGTTAATTGTAGTAGAATTAGATGTAGCAAATATATAACCAATTCCATTTATTGTTGAAGAAAATTGGGTATCCTTTTCAATAACAATAGTAGCGGGAGTATCTGCTGGAGAAATTGTAAGATCAACATAAGCCTTGGAACCTCTAACAGATAATGGAGTATAACCAAGATGTTTTGCTCTTGACACTACAGAATTGCGGATAGATGCTGTATCAAGAAACATCTCATTTACAATCATATTCAAATAAAACGCATTGTAATGAGTATTATATGCAAGAAGATCTAAAAGAACGGACATAGCTGACCCATCAAAATTGTAGTCAGATAATTCATTTTGATCACTTAGAAAACTTTTTAGATTAGTTTTTATAGTATCAAAATCTAATTCAGATACTTTGAGTTTTGAAGCAACATCAGACATATTCTGTTATCTCTCTCTTTGTAGAAATAGTTCCAGTTCTTGCTCTTCAAGTTCATTAATAATTCTAAAAGTAACAGCAACCCTGTAGCGATTATTCTCTTCTTCCGGTGTAACAATAATTGCGATAACTTCAGCTCGCGCTTCCCATGCTTCAATTGCTGATCTTACTTCAGTTTCTAATCTTTGAGCATTGATATCTGTCATTTGCTCAAAAAGCATATTCCTAATACCAGAACCAAGTTCTGGTTGCATGAGTCTTTCACCTTCTTCCGTCAGAAGAATGTTTTTTATTCCTCGTTTTACTGACGTAGAATCTTTAACTGTAACCACATCTCCAGTAATGGGATTAGCGGTAAAATCTAGATCTATGTCTTTAAATCCTTTTGTGTAAGTAGGCATTTTCCCTCTATTGTATTTATTTAGTTTGTATATCAGACTGATTCAAAATCTAAACCAAGCAATCCTCCAAACGTAACTAAAGGATCAACACCATTAATTTCTACTGATACTAAAAGAACTCCACCACTATATTTCAACGATGCAGGAGGTGAACTCTCTGAACCAGTTAATGCACTCTTTATAGCATCATTACCAGCAGTAGTAGTAATTCCAAGCATATAGATTCCGGTTGGTGGAAGTCCCTTTGTAAAAAATTCTAAGAATGCAGTAATCTTAGCCACCAAATCTTCGAAAAATTCAATCAAATCATCTATAACCTCAATCAATGCATCTATAAACTCTGAAGTCTCTACGGCAAATCCTTTAAGACCATTAGCCATTTCTATTAAACCATCAAAGAAATCAGTATATCCAGGAACCAATTCTGCTGCTTTAATAGAAAAGAAATCTGGTGGAGTTGAATTAGGAGCAATTGCATCTATTCCTTTAACATGACCATATTTTGGAAGTGTTGCCTTTTCCGCCGAAAGCCCTAAAACATTATTCTTATATTGGCTTCCTTTTATCCTATAATATTTTGTTGATGTTCCATCTGGATTGTCTCTGACTAATTCTTCTGCTTCATAAACTTTTTCTCCAGGAATAAAACGATTTGTCAGATCCCAAAGTGGTGCATATTCTAGTTTAGTATCTTGCCAAACAACAGGACTATTAGTATTAATTACTTCTTTAACTATTTTATTAAGATCTCCAAACTCATCATTCTTCAAAGTATAAATTGTTCTAGTTCTAACAGAAGGCTCTGCACTTACAATTTTTTGAACTTTCCCCACTGCTCCAGAATCATCTCCCCTAAAAATATCTCCCTCTGCAAAATTTCCATAAGTTGTATTAATTTCAACTGTAAGAGCAATAGGATCAGGGGTAAGTAAATCATCAAGAGCATCTGTAATCTTACTTAAATCTGGAACACCTTTCCCCAAAAAATTCCCCAAAGATTTAAATGCATCAATAAATTCTTGAAAATCAGCAGCCGCAACTACAATAGCAAGAGCAGAAACTTTCAATCCAATAGTACTTGTAGACCCTTGATAATTTGGTTTACCAGATTGAATTTGTCGAGTTAATGGTACTCTTTCCGCAGTTGTCAACGCCGTATTTGCTGATTTAAAAAGAGGAACAGTAAAATCTTTAAGGGGATCATAAGTAGAAACTGCTCCACCACCTTCTGTAAATGGTCCTTTAGAAATAGGCTCTGTTTTATTGACAACTTCATATTTTGGAACATCTCCTTCATCATCAAAAGCGTCTGCCATTAATTTTATACAATCAGGAGCTGGAAGAGAAGGTAATGTATCTACTGATTGAATAGTTCCTGTCCATGTAGCAGGATCATACCCACCAAGAACAAACTTAGGGGGCGATACAATTCTTGGAATTGGAGGAACAAACCCATCCATTTCTTTAGTTCGACCTACTCTATCTCTCCAAGGACCCCCCTCAAGAGCTACTAAATTATCGATATTTAAAGTCTCTCTATATCTCTCATTTACAGTGAATATAAATCCATCAAATGGGGAATCAGGATTCATCACTTGACTAGACTTGAAATATGGACTACCATTATCATCTGTAACCATTTCAAGTCCATATTCGCCTTTAATTTTTCCTCCATAATTTTCATCAAATGGATTGATAACTAGAGCATAAAATCCCAATTCCTTATAATCACTAAGTGCTTTAATAATCTCATCAGCAAGCAAGGCTATTGCTGCAGCTAAAAGATTGGGCACTTCTGTAAGAAAGATCTTTGCTACTTCTGCTCCGCCAGAAATTATTCCTAATACAGAATTAACAGTATTAATAGCGGCAGTAGCTTGTTCTCCTACTGCTTTTATAATACCACTTTCGGCTAAAGTTTTACTTTCCCACTTCGCCATCTTTACCCTCTGAAAGTTTTTCCTTTAACATTGTTCTTCTTTCCTTTAATTCTCGAATTGCTTGATTTGCTGCATCTTTAAGATCTTCTAATGACGTAACCATTTCTGGTTTAGATTTTCCTGGTTTTTGCCATTCTAAAGCCATGTTATTCTCCTATGCTAATAATACTTGTCCACCAGAACCCATTATCATTGCGCCACAACTTCCTTTATCCATTAATCGTGCCGCTGGTTTATTCGCAAAAAAGGTTTTGGTAGAAGTTTTTAAAATAGTTCCAGGATGAACCGCCTGTCCAAGAACATGAGGTCCAATCAAATCCCCTAAAACATGGGGTGGTTTACTCATTATAAGAACCCCGACCGTTGTTGGTGTAATTGGAGATGGACTAAATCCTGTATGCCCCAAAGACATATCTCCTGCTAATGACGCTGGCATTGTCATATTATCCTCCTTTAAGCTGAATTAATAACGGTAAAATTACCATTAGAATAATTATTTTGTAAAAACTCTGTATCGGTTACTGCTACATCATCTATCTTTTTTGCGGTTTCATTTCTATTAAAATCATCAGATGTGGCAGAGTCTGCATTATTAGCATCTCCATAAACTGTCATTATACTATCTCTATCTGCATCTGTATTGTTATAGATTTTTATGTATAATCTTCCATCTACATAATTATTTGCTCCATTCTCATATGTTCCCCAACCACTAATAGTCTTAGTTGAAGAACCAGTTGGACCATCCGCCGTTTTCTTCATCGCTCTTATTGTAAAATGAACTGGCGTATAAAACAATTCAGACGTTGACAGATATGTTAAAATTGCTGGTGGATTATCAGTATCATCTGGATCAATAATTCTTAAATTATTCACCCGTTTCATTGCCCAATAAGAAGAAGTATTTGGCGTTGGAAAGGCAATATCATTATAAGCTAATGAATAGGTTTCTCCAAGAGCGCCTTCATCAGGACCTGGAACAGTTTCAATATGCTCCACCGCAACAGAAGGTTTAACACTAGAATTTCCAAATGCTGTTGCATATATTACATTCGCTGTAAAACCATTTGCATAGATTAAAGATTTAAAAAATACAGAACTTGGAAGCGTTCCTGTACCACCATGAATAGTTACATTGTCTGAATCTGCTCCCTCTTTAATAGGTGCTTGTGATATTGTACCGTCTGTTTTATATTGATTAAGTGCATAATCTCTCCCGTTCTTATACTTAGGGAAATACCCATCCAATTCTTTAAGACCTTTGTCATTAATTCCATCAAAAGTTCCATTACTCGTAACTTGTCCAGAAGTCTCATTCAATTCTAATCCAGCATCATGAAATAATGACTTATATGTTCGACTAGAAAAATTAACAGTAGCAATTGATGGAGAAGCAGCCGCCGGTGATCCAGTATATCCAGAACGAATTGTGTGTGTTCCACTAAGATTAACATCTCCTCTTAAAATAACTTTATTATTTCCTGCATTACCTCCATGCACAATTTCTCCTACCACACTAGTTCCAGACATTACCAAAGCACCTGTCTTATCAATTCCATCAAAAGTCACACAAGTAAGATCATCATTTGGTGTAATAGTAGTAGGTGAACTTGCTGTACTATATGGAACATCATAAGTAAATGAAGTTGTAGAAGGAACTGTTGCTACATTCCACAACCCATTTACATGAGTAACATTAGTTGCTCCCGCAATCACCACTTGATTTTGTGTATCTGTCATATTATGTACAGCACTAGTAGTAACTGTCACCCTTGAATGAGTAGCAATTGGTGGTCCTGAAACTGTAGGACCTGGACCAACACCTTGTGAACTAATTGTCATACTTGACACTCCTGCAGTAGTTGTAACCATATTTGCTGTCATAGTATGTTCTGAATCAGGCATAACCTTAAACACTATTGCTCCCTTCAATGCAGAACCATTGTCAGGATTTCCACCACTAAATCCACCAGCTGAATATGATAAACCTGGCATCCACATTTCACCTCTACCTGGATAGTGAACAGTATAAGCAGTATTAGCTGATGGCAGTGGAGAGTTTGTTCCAGATGCTGGTTCCACCCACTGCCGGTAAATTCGTGTTACTCCCATAGGCCCGCTTCCTGCCCCTGCATCATTCAAAGGAGTACCTGAATGTGACCAAACTTTATCATTACCAGTTCCAGTGAACGAGTCAGTCATTGACGCCGCAAAAAGTCCTCTACTTTCATAACTAGCAACAGCTCCAGTGGCCAGACCTCCAATTCCCGTTCCTTGAGGCAACCAGTTTACAATTCCAGCTGATGCTTTCAATGAAGCTGATGTATGTGAAACATCAAATTCAATATTTGCAAAAGGTTCAGAACTATTTTGTGCAGTAGTCGGACCATGTGAAGTACCTGCTCCACCAGAAGGACTTACTGCACCAGTTACAGTATAGGTAATATTATTCCCATTTCCAGCATTAGCAAAAGCTACATAATTATGACTTGTTCCAGGTCCGGATGTTTGACTTCCAACAGATGAAGTATTATCTCCGGTGTTGAATTCCATCTGTTCAAATCCGCCCCCACCTAAAGGAAAAGTTCCTAAAGTAGATCGAGTCGAATATACAGTATTATAATGTGTAGCACCTGTTGCAGTCCCATTTGCATATTCAGTTGCAACACCAGATATAGCTCTTTCCAAATCAAATACATCTACTTGATATTCTCCACGCAAATCCTCAGGAATTGCTTCATCAGTTCCATATCTCTCAGATTGTGGAACCTTATCATTAAATACCTCACCAAAATGATCCCTACCATAACTATTAGCAGTGTTTGATGTATCTGAATTTGCTGTTACAAATATTACTCTTGGATTACCCATAATATTTTCCTCTATCCAATCATTGTTGCTGAGCCCTTAACAGTTGCGACTCCAGATGCTTCAAGATTTGCCAAAACTCCCTCTACCTTCGCAGAAACATCTCCTTTTATACTTGTGTTTAATCCACTAATATTACAACCAATAGATCCTTTTATATCTGTGTTTAAAGCACTTACTTCAGCAGTAGTGGTTCCTGACATTTTAGCTGTCAATCCAGAAATCTCTACTCCAGCAGGTCCAAGTGTTATAGTTGATAATCCCGCATATGATATTTCAATTCCTGAATACCCCAACTTCATTGTCGCTAATCCACCAGCACCCGTTAATGTAATTTCTCCAATTTTACTTATTGAAATAGCTCCCAACAATCCAGCAAGTCCAACATTTAAGTCAACTCCTCCTAAAAAAAGAGTTTCAAATATAATATCTCCAATTGAACCTTTAAATGAACGGGCTGGAGCTCCACTCAATAGCCCACCTATATTCATAACAGATTCTTGAATATTATCAGTAGCAGTAAAATTGATAGCTCCT